GTCATTTCACTGCCTTCAATGCGCGGGCGAGGTTGCCGGTCTTGGATTCGATGAGCATGGTTTTCGCGTCCGTGCCCACTACCATGACGGTGTCTCGGTGCGCTCTGGATACCGTGCGCAGTTGCAGGCCGTCTCTGTATGCTCCGCTGTCGACGGGGGCACTGGCTTTCGCGGCTTGCAGCACCTTTTCGGCTTTCTGCGAGCACAGGCTTTTGACACCGGAGCTGCGCAGGATCGATTCGAAGAACGAGTCGTTGAATTCCACTTGTGTCTGTCCTGATGCAGGCATCAGCCGATCACCTCCTCCAGGTTGCATACCAGTGTCGGACGCCAGCCAGTGAAGGCGTTCATGTCCTTCGTCGGGTACCCAACGACGTGCCATTTGCGTCCATCACTGGACCGAATACGGTCACCACGTTGCACGTCGATACCGGGATTGTCCGATACGAACTGTGCCGTGCTGATGGCTTCGCTGCGGGTGGCATCATCCTGTTCGACGCTGGTTAGCGAGGTCAGTGCGCCACAGACAGCCAGGTCGTCCGTATCTGTCCAATCCCCTGACGTGGTGTTGTCGGGGTCATAGGGGTCCACTACCTGTTTCCTGCGTTGACGTGTGAACTGTTCCGTGTACCGTAGGGCGAACATGGAGTTCTGCTCAACATATTCCGCTGCAGTGCTCATGACACGCCCCAGGTCAGCTTGTAGGGCTGCAGAGCATCCTTTTCGATCTGTAATAACGGGATGCTTAAAGGTGCTCCACCCGCAGTAATGAACGTGACACTCGAACCATTCGTGGACTGCGATCCGATGACTCCCGGCCCTGTGGAACCACGTTGGGCGAGCTTCAGCATCAACGATGTCACGTCGGCGACTTCAGCTGCGTCAAACCCGTGTTCCAGTGTGACCGTGACTGCACCTGGACTGTCAGGGAAACAGCCTTTCCGGAGTTTCACCGTTCCTGCCATGCTCCAGTCAATGTCATCTTTCATTTCAACGCCATTGATTATGAGGCTTGAGATGTCGGTGACGTGCATGGATGGCAGGAGCAGTGTGCGAGCGCCGTAGGAGTCCAATCTCATGGTCTGTTCGATGTTCGGGGCGATGTGCCAGCCACAGTATGACCGTACTGATTGTTGTGCGGCCTTGAGCCATGTCGATGAATCAACCACCAAATCTTTGGATACCAAGTCTGTGATCATTTCAGTCATCGCCCCGTCACCTCACTTCCCCTGTTTGACGGTGGAGGTCTTGCGCTTCACCGTTTTGGATGCATCCTTGTTCTCCGGTACGCGTTGCGGGACCTCAACCGCGTCTTTCGGCTGTCGCCCTTCCCCATACAGGAAGGTTCGCCCATTGAGTTCATAGGGTTTCATCATCATCGATCACCTCATGCCGCAGTGCCAAGGGTCACCTTGGCGATAGCTGCAGGGTATTTGACCTGCAGACCGAGACGTTCGCGCAGACGCACGGTGATCTGATCGTTGGTGAAGTCATCCCCATGGGAGTTTGTGGACTCGATACGGACTCCACCCTTACGGAACACCTTCGCCGCAGTGGAGAATGCGCCGACGACGGCGGTGCCCTTCGCAACGCTGGCAGAGACCACGGTGCGCAGCCCCCACAGTGAAGGATTCTGCATGATGCCGCCATTGCCGTACTGTCCCGCGAAGAAACCACCACCGAAGTACTGACCGTTCGCATCTTTCGACAGACGGATGCTCTGGTAGTCAGCTGGGTTGATGACGATGCCATCAGCAGCGAAACCGGTCACTTCCTGCACAGCGGTGATGGCTCGGAAGATCAGATCTGGGTCGCTGTCCTTCTCCCCCGTGGCGTTGGCGATCGTCTGGATGCCATCGCGGTTGAGTACGCCCCTGATGGAATTGCTGGTACCGTCACCAGAAAGCAATGCGAGTTCTTCGCGCAGTTGCAGATCGTAGAGTGCGGTCGAGTTGATTTCGGATACCACGTAGTCGGCGTCCTCTGCCATGTCATCGGTGATCTTGAAGAATCCCGCGACCTCTGCCAGCGAGTCAGTGACCCAAGTCGGGTCCGCGAGGTGAATCTGTGGCTTTGCGCCGCCTTCGGCTACAAACGCCGTGGACCCTTCGAGAGCACCAAACACCGGGTATTTGATGCTGTTGCCAGACACTGTGCCGGAACCGAGGATGTCTGCGAATAGGAGCGGACGCTGGTATGGCATGACGAAGTTCGTGTCAATATCGGTAACCAGTGGACCGAAGGCACCTGTCGCCTGTCCGACGTGCTGGGCATCGGTTGCGGCCTTGAACTCGGTGGTCTGGAACCCTCGCGTTTTCGTGTCCAGAACGGTCAGGCCTGCATTCTTCAAACTCTTGATGAAGAACTCGCCTGGAGTCTTGGCATCAATCACCTCGGACTTAGCATCGTTGTCGATCTTGGATTCCTTTTTGTCAAGAGAACCAAGCTGGTCAAGCAGGGTCTTCTTCTCCGCTGCCTTCGCCAGCTGTGCGTCCAGATCCTTTACTTCGGTGAGGATGCCCTTCAATGCGGTGACATCATCTTCGCCGAGTTCCTCTCCGTTAGCGATACGCTCGTTGAACTTCTGCGCCTTGGCGAGTGCCGCAGCGCGTTTCTCCTTGAGATTCACAGTGAATCTCCTTCCTGAGCCATATGCTCATAGATGTGTATTAACTGCGACATGGCCTCCACGGACGGGTTGGCTTTCCGCTCCTCGGCCTTGGCCTGTTCAGGCTCCTCGGTCTTGGCTTCGGCGTTACCGCTGGCTTCTTCCACATCAAGATTGGTTTTCTCCCCATCCAGTTGGGACAGGACATTGTTCAGGCTCTCGGCGGCAGCATTGATCTGCGCCACTGATTTGCGTAGCGTGCCTTCATTCTTGGCTGAGATGACGCGCCCCGCCTTGATCTCGGCAGTCAACATGTCAGCAGCAGATTTGACCGCCACGATTGAGGTGTCCTGATTTGCTCCGACAGGCACGAACGAAGCTTCGTAGACCTTGAGCTTGCGCAGCTCATTGGCTGTCTGCCCATCGTCCAGCTCCACGGTCCCCTCATCCAGGACATCAAAAGCAAATGAAAGCTGCGACAGGCGTTTACCTTTCACGAGGCGGTACACTTGCGCGGATTTAGGCGAATCCATATCGAATTGCCCCTTGATCCACCACCCGTGGTCGTCTGTCCCCATGTCGATGGCACCGCCGAGGTTGTAATCAGGGTCGTCCATGCGATGCCCATACATGATGGGCAGCACGTTCCCTGATCCTTTCCACTGTCGGATGGTGTCTTCGAATGCGCCCTTGGCAACCACGTCACCGTATGAGTCGGGTGTCCGAGTGAAGGTGGACGGGTATACCAGGAATTGGCCTTCCTCGAGGTCGTCACCGTCTGTCCGGAACGATACCGGCATGTCCTTGAGCTTCATCTATGCTTCCTCACTGTCAAAATATTTCATTGCCGCGCTATTGGTCTGATTCGCCAGCACACCGGCATTGAATTGGTCGATGCCCGTTGACACGAGGTCCGCTTGCAGTTCACGTTCCCAACGTTTCCAGTCAATAGGTTCACCGGCGGCCTTGCGTGAGCTGTTGGAACGTTTCATCCGGGCGAGCCAGCGTTTCATGACATCCTCGACTTCTGCGGGGATGGGGTCTCCTCCATCCTGAGGACTAGACTGTCCGCCCTTCGTCACATTGAGCGGCACCACAAGCTGGTTACCACCATCGAGCTCTGGAAGATTCTGACGCGCACGACCTTCATTCACTGTCATCCATGGTGCGCCAATACTGGTGGACAGGACGCTGGCCTGCTCTTCGAAGTCGCCCGCGAGTTTCGACTGGATATTGAATTCCAAATAAGGGCTGCTAGCCTTGCTGACTTTCGGCACCAGAAAGGCATTGAGCCTGTCCTGGACCATTTGCATCAAGGGTCCCAAGGTCTCCGAGTACAGCATCTTGCGGAATTCCTTGGTGTTGCTGAAATTCGCGTTATCCAGTACCCCTACCATCACAGGGTTCACGTGATACACCTGGGCCACCGTCTGCAATGACAGTTTCGTCACTTCGAGGAACTCATCCTCCCTTGCGGAGAACCCGACCTTGTTCATGGTCATACCGTCCTCTAGGAGTGGGCTCGAACCGGCTTTACCTCCGGCATCCTGATATTCCTTCCAGTCCCTCTGGAACCGTTCACGGGCTTTGTCATCCCAATTGGGTGCGTCCTTGGGGCGTGACAAGTACATGCCGATACGTCCGCCACGCTTCCACATCTGGGTGCGATATGACCATGCCTGGATCTGTTCGGCCATCACATCCTTCAACGCACGGATAGGTGATACGCCGTTGGCTGGGTCGGATGGACTCCACCCGTGAAACACGATTATGTCCTCGGCATCAATGTCCACCGAATGCCCTTGTTGAGGGTCAACGGTGTATACCTGTGGAGAGAACACGTCGCCCTGCTTCTTCATCGTCACCCACGACGGTGGAATTGGTCGGATCATCCAACCTGACGGGGAATTAGCCGGCACCACAATCCAGTACGCCACATCGTAGAGGGCAATATCACAAACGAGAGAGCGAATTAACTCAAACTGAGTCATATCTGGATTCGGCATGCTTAGAAGGTCCGTCAACGGATCATCGGTGACCCTGACTCTGTTCGTATCCGATTCACGATTGAACAATTGCAGACCGACCTGCGCGACATTGTCGCCCATGAAGGAGATCACCGTTCTCAGGTGAGGTTGCGTGGCATACAACTGTGCCGGTGATTGTCCTAATACCTGCGCTATATCATCCTGAGTGAACGTGACATTGACCAGGGGGCGATTGAACCAGCCCGAAATAGTGGACCAAACACTCACACGATCCCCCTTTCCTAGAGAACCATCAGCCCATGCTCCGCGTAAGCTGAAGCGG